CGTCGGCGGCCCTGCCGTTCGTCACGTACCGCCGCACCGGGATCCAGCGGCAGCAGTCGTTCACCGGGCCGGTCGGCACGCCGACCGTGTCGGTCGACCTGGAGTGCCTGGCGACCACCTACGAGGGGGCACGCGACCTGGCTGACAAGTGCCGGGTCGCGCTGGATGGATGGGGGGGCACCGTCGGTACAGTGGTCGTCAGGCAAACGAGCCTGGAAAACGAAAGCGATGACTTCGTCCAGCTGGGCGGTGCTGACATGCCGCCCGTGTATCGCGTGACTCAGACGTACGACGTGATTTGGCAGGAGACGTAACGCATGTCGGTCACTCCGCACGATTCCACCGGAACGGTGATCTACTTCCCGTCGTCGGCGGCATCCAACGCCTACACCGTGACCAACCTGGTGTTTTCGGTCAACGATGTCCAGGCCGACGACAAGATCGACATCAGCCACCTGGGCCTGACCACCGGCGCCGCCCAGCTGACGAAGGATCGGCCGCTGTCGCCGCCGCAGAACAACACCGGCCGCGAAGTGCAGATGGACGTGATCGGCAACAGCACGGTGGCCGACGCTGCCACCGGCACGCTGACGATCTCCGGCGGGCTGACGATCAGCAAGTCGGCGACCGTCAACAGCGGTTCATGGACGCTCGCCGTGAACGACGTGGTGCGCGGCAGCCTGACGTTCCGCATCGCGCGGTGATGACCGCGGGAGACACCCGTGGCCACCAATAGCACCGGCGTCAGCGTCACCTGGGGCGGAGTCGCGTTCACCGAGGTGACCGCGGCCCCAGCCGTCTATGGGTCCGGCTCGCCAAAGGGCCGGTCGACGAACTGGACCGACGAGCTCGGCACCATCGTCATCTCGTGCCTCGGCACCGCCAACGTCTCCAAGAGCGAGTACGGCCTGCGCAAGCAGCTCGTCATCAGCGGCGGCGGCGTCAGCTTGACTGAGCAGGCAGTCTACGAGGGGTTCACCGCGACGCCCGAGCTCAACGGCGTGACGCGGTACACAGTCACGTTCCGCCTCCTCGATGGGTGACGCATGCCGCTGACAAAAGACCAGATTCTTGCCGCCGACGACCTGGGCCTGCTCGAGGTGGACGTGCCTGAGTGGGGCGGCACCGTGTTCATCCGCGTGATGAGCGTGGGCGAGCGCGACACGTACGAAAACGACTGGATCAAGCACAAGCACACCGGCGTGGAAAACTTCCGAGCGAAGTTCCTGCAGCGCGTGCTGTGCGACGAGAAGGGGCACCTGCTGTTCACCGCCGTGGAGCTCGACCTACTGGCCGCGAAGAGCGCGAAGGTGATGTCCAGGCTGTGGGACAAGGCGATGAAGCACAACGCATTGACGGCTGGCGACGTGGAGGAGCTGGCAAAAAACTGAACCTGCGGCCAGATCGGGTGTTCCTGTTCCGGCTGGCCGCGACGCTCGGGTGGAGCGTCAAGCAGATATGCAGGGACATGGATAGCCGCGAGCTTTCGGAGTGGCAAGCAGTGGACAGGTATTTCATGCGACTGCCTGATCCGTGGCAGCAGACCGGCGTCATAGCCGCGTCGGCAATCGCTCCCTACGCGCAAGGACGGCCGCCGCAGCCATCGGCTATCGCCGGACTGGCAGTGCCGCCCAAGCATCCGCTGCAGGTGCGGGACGCCGTCGCCCAGCTGCACGCCGACCTGGAGGGCTGACGCATGGCCACCGCGATCGGCCTCGCCATGAAGATCACCGCCGACACGGCGGGCATTGCCAAGGGCGCCACGCAGGTGGAACGGCTGCTTGGCAACCTTGGCAAGGCCGCAGGCAACCTCGACCGCATCTTCCAAACCAATCTTGGTTCATCGCTGTCAGGGATGTCGGATCGGCTTAGCGGTTTTGGGGTAACCATTCCTCGCGCCGGCCTGGCACTGGCTGCCTTTGGCGCCGCGGCCACGGCGGTAACGGCCAAGATGCTGGCCCTCGAGGATCGAGTCGAAAACCTTGGCAACGCCGCGACGCAGCTCGGTGTTTCGTTTGGGTTCGTGCAAGTGCTTGAAAACGCCGCGGCCCGCAGCGGCACAAGCATCGACGCCGTGGCCGGTGGCATCGCTCGGCTGCAAAACAGCCTGTTGGGCGTAGACGAGGAGTCCAAGAAGGCACAGGCTGCCCTCGGCAACATCGGCCTGACCGTAGACGAGCTGCGGCAGCTTGCGCCTGAGGAGCAGTATCTCCTGCTGGCGGAACGCATCACTGCCATCGAGGACCCGGCCCGCCGCACTGCAACCGCCATTGCACTGTTCGGCAAGGCCGGGAAAGACCTGCTGCCGTTCTTTGGCAACATCGGCAAGGCAGCCGGTGACATTGAGCGGCTGGGTGGCTCTCTCACTGGATTCGACAAGGCACGCATCGATCAGTTTGGTGACGGCGTCGACGCGGTGACCACTGCCACCAGCCGACTGTTCGACATCGTCGGCGTGACGTTTGCGGGCCTTGGCGAAGGCGTGGCCAAGGGGCTCGGCGACGCGATTGGAGGGCTGGCCGCTGCCATCACTCCAGTCGCCACTGCCTTGGCGCCGCTGTTTGACCTGTTGGGCGTCGGCGTGCAGGTCGTCGGCTCGGCAATCGGCGTGGTCGGCAACTTCATCGCATTCGGCCTGTCCCCGCTTTCTGTGCTGGGCACTCAAGCGTCGATGGCGATTGATTCGTTGGCTCAAGCGTTCGAGGACTTTGTCGAGCCGATCCAGGCGTCGTTCGGTGCGATCGCCCAGTGGCTTCGTGAGGTGCCTCTGGTTGGCACTGCGTACGACGCAATGGCAGGGGTCGCAACCGCTGCGATGGAACAGATCAGCGACGCCACCGAAGACGCTCGCAAGCAGGCGGAGAAACTAGCCGGGCAGCAGTTGGCGTTTGATCTCAACGTCATTGCGGCGCAGCGTCAAAACGAACAAGCCATAGCCGACGCAGACAAGAAGGCCGGGCAAGAAAAGTTCGACGACCAGCTGCGCCTGTTTGCTGCGGAACGAGAAAACCAGCAGGCAATCGAGGAGGCCAACAAGAGGGCCGCGCAAGACGAGTTCTCAAGGCAACTGGATCTGTTTCGGGCGGAGCAAGAAAACAAACTCAAGATCGAAGAGGCGGACAAGAGGATCGCCGAGGCGCAGCAAGCATACAGCGAGCAACTGACCGCCAATCGCCGCCGCCTAGAGGCAGCGGGCAACCAGCCGCTACGCGTCAACGACATCCGGTCTGGCGGCATTGACGAGGTGCTTCGGCTTGCGAGCGGTCGCGAAGATCCGGCGGTGGAAGAGGCACGCCGGCAGACCGCCGAGCTTCAGAGGATGCGGGAGGACATCGTCAAGCTGGGCGGCACCGTGGAAATCCTGGGGGCTGCGTGATGGCTGTGCAGGGCTACCGCGAGGTGCTGCCGCGGACGTTCTCCCACAAGCTGGGGTCCGCCCCCACTGCGCAGACAAAGTGGGTGGCGACAGTCTCCACGCCCGTCGGGCACCAGACGATCATCAACGCCATCGGGATCCTGCACGGCACGCCGCACCCCGAGTATCCGTATCTGCTCTGCACGGACGCGAGCCTCACCGAGTCGGACAAGTTCCACGTCGAGGTGACGTACACGTTCGAGCTGCCAAAGGGTTCCGACCCGCAGCTGCTCAACCCAAACCCACTTGCGCGTCCTGACGTGTGGTCGTTCTCCACCGGCGGTGCTCAGGTGCCGGCGCTCGTCTACTACAGCGGCAACGGCAACGGCACCAAGCTGCCATTGGTGAACGCTGCCAATGACTACTTCGAGGGGCTGACCACGGCCGAGGCTGAGGTGCGAGCGACCATCGCCGGCAATCGGGCGGCGTTCCCGTCGGCGCTTGCCGCCGCGGTGACCAATGCGATCAACGATGCGCCATACCTGTTTGGGGCTAAGCACACCTGGCAGTGCGCTGGCATCGGCGCGCAGCCGGCCAGCGAGGTCGTCAACGGCGTCCAGATCAACTACTGGCAGGTCACTGCCGAGCTGGTGTACCGCGCGAGCGGCCATAACCTTTTGCTGCCGCACATCGGGTGGAATTACATCACCGGTTCCAGTCAGAAGCGCCGGGTGTATGTCTACGACGAGGATGGCACCCAGGTGCCCGCCGGTTCGCCGCAGCCATTGACGAGCACCGGCAACCTGAAGTCGGGCGCCCCAGACATCCTCGAGCGCCGCATCTATCCAGAGGTTTCGTTCGCCACCTACTTCGGCACACCGCCCTTCTGAGGCTGAGGCACGCATGCCAGACATCACCCTTTCGATCGTGGGCCAGGTCATCAAGGGATCGCTCAATCAGAGCGTCAGCGCCACGGGCGTCACAGCCGACATGTCGAGCACCGGCATGCTGGCCGTGACGCTGAACCTTGGTACTGCCACCACGCAGATCAGCACCGCCAACATGTCGAGCCTGGGCTACGCGTTCGCGCGGTCGCTGGTCACGAATACAGCGACGACGGCCACGGTGTCGTTCGGCCGGCTGGTCGGGACGAACCTCTACGACGCGTGCACGCTGCGTCCTGGCGAGGCGGCGGCCATGCGTCTGTCGGCCGGGGACTACGCCGCCAAGGCCGCCGGCGCCGGCTGCCCGCTGTTGCTCGAGGTCTACGAGGGCTGACCGTGGCGACTAAGCCCGACGGCAAGCCGGCAGGAGCGGCACAGCGTGTGACGTTCACGCGCCCGGCCGCGGAACGCATCGCGAAGGCCGTGCGCACCGTCGAGGGCGGGAACCGCAGCTCGTCGGCGTTGGAGTTCGGGGCCGCGCCCGGCGCTCCGCAGCTCAAGACGTTTCGCGTTGGCACCTATACCGGCGCGTGGCCTATCGAGACAGACAAAACTGTCACGTTCTACAACCAGACTAGCACCCCAAACACGGTCACGGCTCGGAATCATTTTGTTGATCTGCAACACGGCACATGCACTGCCACGTCGTGGAAGTGCGGTATAGCGAAGGACGGCACGGCCTGGAAGTTGGTGTCGTGGCAACAGAATACGGCGACGGCGGTTTTTATTGCTAACGTCACCGAAACTGTTGTGCTTCGCGATGTGCTGATTTCATTCAACACGGCAAACTGCAGCATCGCAAAAACGAACGTCACAGTTTCGATTGTCGTCGTGGGCACGACATTCACGAACACCATGTTCACGCTGCCGAGGTGTTGATATGCCAGAGCCATGCAACCCTGGGTATTGCGTTTGCTGCGGCTGTGTCAACGACTTGGATTGCGTGACTGACTGGCGCTATACGTGCAACGGAGTAACAAAGGGTCCGTTTACAAACGAATGCGATTGCAACGCCGCGTTGGCCGCCGACTCGTGCGCAGGAACGCCAGCGTGTTTTGCTAGCAGTCTGGACTTTGAGTGTTGCCCAGACGGCACCTGTGCGGCTACCGGGGCTTGCCCGCCGTGAAGCACATAGCAATATCCGACCTTGAGCGCGCCGCCGTGCGGCGTCCGGCTGGCTACCTGGAGGACGTGCGAAGCAGGGCCACCGAGATCACTGGCACGCATGTCGTCCTGGAGGACGATGCGTACGCCGATCTGTATGCCAAGTATTCGCCTGGCTACCTGGACCCGGGCTTGGGCCCTGGCACAGAGCTGAAGAAGTTGCTGGCAATGGCCGGAATAAAGGCCGAAGTAGATTGTCCGTGCAACAAGCACGCCAGGATCATGAACATCTGGGGGCCCGACGAGTGCGAGCGGCGGATCGACGAGATCGTCGGATGGCTGCAAGAAGAAGCTGCGCGACGCAATCTTCCGTTTCTAAACGTTGCCGGTCGTGTTCTCGTGCATCGTGCCATTGCCAACGCCCGTCGCCTGCAAGACAGGTAGACGCGCCGTGTAGTGTGCAGGTGGAGGGCGACGCCATGCCGCGGAAGCCACGACCGGACCAGAAGCCTCCCAAGTTTTTTCCGGCGGGCGAGGACGCCGACCTGCTCGACGAGGATGACGACGCGCCGACGCCGATCATCGAATTCGGCCGACGCGCGAAACCAGCAGCGGAGGAGCAGCGTGGCCAAGGCAAAAAGCGGCGCCGCACCAAGCCTGACTGACGCGGTGCTCGCCGAGGTGCAAGGACAGCGGCGTGGCACGCAGCCGTGGTGGATGCGACTGCCGGCCGATGCCCTGCAGGAGCTCGAGGCAATCCGCGTCGAGTTTGTCGCCGGCCGGATCCCCAGCAGTCGGTGGCGGCTGGCGCAGGCCATCAGCCGCAACCTCGCCGAGCGTGGCATCGCCACCGCCTCACCACTGGTGGTAGATCGATGGCTGGCCGCAAAACCCTGACCGCGGCGGTGGCTGCCGACCTGAGCGAGGCTGCACAGCTCGCAGCCGACGCCGAGATGGCGCGGCTGCGGTCAGAGCTCGCCGCAACGAAGGCCCGCTACAAGGCCGCTCTGGCGCAGATCGACCGCGAGCGAGAGCGAGCCGACGCCCTGGCCGGGCTCCGCGGGATCAAGCCGCAGCGGCCCGCCAGGGCTCGAGGCAAAGCCAGCCGGCACAGAGCCACGATGGTCGTGCTGCTGTCCGACGTGCATTGCGAGGAGAGAGTCGACCCGGCCACGGTCAACGGGCTGAACGACTACAGCCTCGACGTGTGCCAGGCCCGCCTCGACGAGCTGCAGGCTCGGTTCTTCGCCATGCTCGACCACGAGCGGCGGCTGGCCGACATCCGCCGCGTGGTCGTCTGGCTCGGGGGCGACTTCATTTCCGGCCACATCCATGACGACACCGCGGAGCTCGCACAACTGGCCCCGCTCGCGGCGACGCGGTGGATCGGCGAGCGACTGGCGGGATTCATCGGTGCCGTCGCCGACCAGGCCGACGACGTGATCGTGGCGACCAACTCGGGCAACCACGGCCGCAGCACGGAGAAGCTGCGGGTGGGCACCGAGATGGAGCACTCCTTTGAACAGCACCTCTACCTCACGCTGGCCAGCGCGGAGCGCCGGCCCAACGTTCGGTGGCAGGTGGGCACCGGATATCTCAACGTCGTCGACCTGGACGGCTTCCGTGTGCGGTTCCACCACGGCCATGCCGTCCGCTACCAGGGTGGCATCGGCGGCATCCACGTGCCGCTCAACAAGAGCATCGCCGCGTGGGACTCGATCCAGCGGGCCGACCTGACGTGCCTCGGCCACTGGCATCAGTTCTCCTGGGGCCGGGCCGGCCGGTACGTCAGCAACGGCAGCGTGATCGGCCACTCCGCCTACGCCGTGCGGATCAAGGCCACCTACGAGCCGCCCTGCCAGGCTTGCATCGTCGTAGACCATGAGCGGCACGAGGTCACCAAGGCGTTCCCTCTGTTCTGCGATCGCGATTTGAGGAGGAAAGATGCACCCGTCGTCGGCGGCATTCATGCGTGCACTCGATGAGGTGCGGCAGATGCACCTGGCGAAGTCGCGAGACTACGGCAGCGAGACGGACCCCCTGGCCAACATTCGCAACGGCGCCGCGTTCGTCGGCATCGAGCCGTGGCGCGGCTGCATGGTGCGGATCGCTGACAAGGTGCAGCGGCTGCGGACCTACTGCCGCACCGGCCGGCTCGTGCACGAGGGGGTGCGGGACACGCTACTTGACCTCTCGGCTTATAGCCTGCTGGCTATTGTCTTGTTTGACGAGGGCCAGCGTGGACCGTGAGCCACTCACAGACAAGTACCTTGCTGAGTGCCGCCAACGGGCCAAGCGTTTCCAAGGCCAATGGACCGGGACCAGCGGGGCCTTGGCGGCCGACGTGATGCGGCTGCTCTGGGAGGTGGATCGGCTGAAGGTCGAGGCTGCGTACCGCGAGAATCGACGCCTGCCGGCCATGGAGCCGATACCAGACTGAGCCGGGCGGGGCGCGGCGGCGAGGGGCTTTCTTCCTTTCACCCTCGCCGCCCCCTGCCATGGCTCACGCAGCCGGCTTTTCCGGTGGCGGCCCGTCGAGGTCGAGCGGCGGCAGGAAGTCGAGGGCCGACTGACCCGGCATGATCGACTCGTCAAGGTAGTGCCGTTTGGCCAGCCTCGGGTCGGAGTGATCGAGGTGCGCCGTTGGGTCGCCGCCGGCCATGGCCACGTAGGTGGCCGACGCCTTTCGGAACCCGTGGAAACCTCTGGCCGTGATCCCCAACCGTTTGCACAGGCGGTTGAACGTGTTCCAGATGGCTGTCTCACATCCTGGCCATGCCCAGACCAACGCCCGCTCGCTGCCGGCGAACGTCCGCAGCCACGCGGCCAGCTCGGGCGAGATGCGGCGGCGGATGTCACGCACGTGCCCTTTCCGGGCCTCGGCCGGGAATGTGATCCAGCAACCGTCCAAGTCGACATCGCCCCAGCGGAGTTCCCGGTGAGCCCCGATCCGCTCGCCGGTCTCCCACATGGCCCTTAGGAGCGAGGCCCACCAGATGCCTCGTTTGACGTTTCCCACGAGCCCGGGCAGGGCTCTGGCGGCCCTGATGAGCTTGGCCACCTCAACGGCCGTATAGGCCCGGGGGGCCCGTCCTGGGGCCCTCATGGGCGGCAACGCCAGAAACTCGGCCAGCAGCCGCTTGCGGGCGGCAAGGTTGGCCAACGCCTGGAGGTGGGTTCGGTCCTTCTTGCCCGTGCTGGCCGAGGTGGACAGTTTCCGGGCTTGGGCAAACCGCTGCACCTGGAGGTCGGTGAGATCTGCCACCTCCGGGGGGCGGCCCAAAAACTCCTCAAACCGCCGCAAAGTCAGCCGGTACTGGTAGATAGCTTTGGGGGCTAGTTGCCGGAGCGGCGCGTAGGTATCCTCGAGAAAAGCACTGAGTTGCATTGGTGTACCCTTCCTTCGGTGGCATTCCGCCACCTAAATGTGGCACATCCTTGCGGTTCGCTCACGATCCCGACCAACGGTGTCGGGGTGATGAGTGGACTATCCTCCATAAGAGTTCCGCCTGTATTTTACGGGCGGAACG